GCATGAGGACGGGACACCGCTACTGGCGGTCTACTCGTCAGATCAGAACCAGTTTGAACGGGTGTTAGCCGAGCTTTGGACCCCCGGTCCTGCGGACCCTTCGCGCCCCTCTGAGACGATTTCGGAACCCCGTGAGTAGAAGCAAGTCGAGGAGGCCAGCAACATGACCACTGCAACCATCACCACAATCCGGCAGAAGGGTTTGCTCACGGAAATCCAGTTCTGCGCCTGGGTGGCGCAGGCCATGCCCGGCGATCGGCTGGAATACCATCGCGGGTTTATGGTGCTCGATACCTTCCCTGGGCTTTCCAAGCTTGGGGACAACGAGCGCAACGAACTGCGCCTGTTGGGATCACGGGCCTTTTGGACAGAAGCCAAGGGCCTGGTCCACCTCGTTCAGGAACGCCTCGGTCCAGACCTGTTTTCCTATCTCGCGATCGCTCGCCCCAAGACGCGCAGTTCAGCCGATGCCGTCACACAACTGGCTGCTGTCGCCGCCTGACCCATCCCCCAAAGAAGGAACCCCGATGACCTATCCAGAAAACACCCCGAGCGTGGATGACATGCTCAACATGCCGACCGGTGAGCTGGCGCAGATGCCGGTGGAATTGCTCGCCAGCCTGCAGGCCGAACTGGCCAATGCCGCCAAGCAGCTGAAATCCGCTACCGCGCGTTTCAGCACTGCACTTGAAGTGCGCTACGCCACCCGGGCGGCTGAGGCGCGCCGTGCCTGCGGCAAGGATACCGGCACCGTTCGCCTCGCGGATGGCGATTTCACCGTCGTGGCGGATCTGCCCAAACGCGTTGACTGGGATCAGGAGACGCTTGCAGCCATGGTCGCGCGGATCCGCGCCGCCGGGGACAATCCCGCCCAGTATGTCGACATCACCATAAAGGTGCCGGAGCGGAAATACACGGCTTGGCCTGACGCAATCCGCGAGGGCTTTGAGCCTGCACGCACAGTGCGCACCGGCGCCCTGAAGGTCACGCTCGAGCCAAATGGGGATGCGCAATGACAGCGCTCAGCCCCATTCCACAGACGATCGTGGGTCTCCCAGAACTGATTGATCGCGCAGCGACGATGCTGGCAGGAGCCAAGACCGCAGCGGAAGTGCTCGAGGCCCGCGAGGCCGCCAGTTTTGTTTATGACACCGCGAAACGCGCAGCCCGGTTAGGCAGGGCTAAAGCCGCGCATGACGATCTTATCGCAGCGGCACATCGCGTGCAGGCTGATGCGCTCGAAATTGAGGCTGCTGCCAAGCGCCGTCTGGTTGATGAATACGATGCCGCACAAGCGCGCGGAGAGGTGGCAACCGGTTCAGTGCGCACCGACATCGTTGGAGGTGCCAACGATGTTCGTCCTGCAACGGCGGCCGATCTTGGTCTGCGTCGCGATCAGATCCATGAGGCCCGCCAGCTTCGCGATGCCGAGGTTGCCGATCCCGGCATTGTGCGCCGCACCCTTGATGAAAAACTCGAGCGTGGGGAAGAACCGACGCGCTCTGCGGTCCGCCGCGCGGCAGAGGACCGACTGCAACGCTCGCTCGATCGGCTCCAGCGCATCCAGGAAAGCGTCCAGCGCCTCGAAGAGGATCGCCCGCTGCCGCTGACGCTGGAGGAACGGGCGCGCCAGATCGCGGTGTTCGGAACGCAAGAGGATCGCGCGATCTGCGGTCGGATCGAAGAGATCATCGAGCGTATCGATGAACAGCCAAGCCCTTCGGAAGCGGTCCGCCGCGTCCCACCCGCCTCGCGCCACGCTGTTGATACCGCTCCGATCCGGCGCGCGGCAGCCTGGCTCAATAACTTCAGCACCCTTTACGAACAGGAGGTCCACAATGGGACATATGCGACTGAATGATGTAGTGGCCGAGATTATCGGCGACGTGATGGCAGGCCATGCGGTCAACAAGCGCCAGGCTGCTGTTAAGCGTTGGGACGATATCGATGCGGATGGCCAGTATCTCGCCGGGATCGATGGTGTTGTCACTCGGATTGACACAAGGGCACGCCGGCTGAAGCTGAGGGCAGAACAGGCTGCAACGCCAGAGCAGGCGGAACTGCCGTTTTCATTGCCAGCGGCTGTTGCCATGGATCTTGAAGGTACGACGCTGGTGTCGACCCGCCAATTGACGCGCACCGAATTTGCCCAGGCCATCGAGATCCGTTACCTGCAAATTGCCAATGACAGTGCGGCTTTGCGAGAATGGCGCGAGGCTCTGCGTCAGGCTGATCAGTTTTGGGTGGATAACCCGACCTGGCGCTTTGGCGACTGCCTCACTGCCATCCTGACCCAGAACGGTTTGCCCAATCCGGGCGGCGAGGTGCTGTCATGAGCCTCCGCATTCTCTCCGCCGATCAACGTCTCGCCGAGGCCCAGGGCAAAACGACTCTTGCGATCTTCGGGCAAAGCGGTGGCGGTAAAACAACATTGCTGATCACTATGCCCGAGGACAGGACCGTCTGCATCGACTTTGAAGCGGGTCTCAAATCCGTTCAGGACTGGCGCGGCGACAGCCTGCCGATCCGCCGCTTCTCTGATGCCGTGGATATTGCCTGCCTGATTGGCGGTGCCAATCCTGCCGCGCAGCCTGATGAGCACTTCTCAGAGGCCCATTACAACCATTTGCGCGGGCAGCATCCCGAGTTGGCCGCACGGCTCGATGCAAAGAGCATCGTGTTTGTCGACAGTATCACCGATCTGACGCGGCAGGCCATGGCCTGGGCCAAGACCCGACCCGAGGCGCTATCGGAACGGACCGGCAAACCCGATACGCGCGGCGCTTATGGCTTGTTGGCGCGCGAGGTCATCGGGCTGCTGAAGCACCTGCAGCACGCGCCGGGGAAAACGGTCATCTTTGTCGGCATCCTAGAGAAGGTCGTCGACGACATGAACCGGGTGACGTTCCAGCCGCAGATGGAAGGCGGCAAGATAGCACGAGAACTGCCCGGCATCGTTGACCAGGTGATGACGCTCGGCCTCTTCAGCCCGGAAACCGGCCCGGACGGCGCCATTACGTGGCGCCATGACCCCGAAAAAGGAGAGGTCCGCCGCCTCGTGTGTCGTTCCGGCAATCCCTGGGGCCTGCCTGCCAAGGACCGCTCGGGTCGCCTCGACCTGACAGAGCCCGCCGATCTCGGCGCGCTTCTCACCAAGATCAACCAAACCCAGAAAGGATAATCCCCATGACTTTTGACATGAATGACGTCGCACCGCAGCAATCCGGCGACCTGATCCCCGATGGCACCTTCGCCAAGGTGACCATGTCCATCCGCAAGGGCGGCACGGACGGGATGAGCGAGGTGGATCGCGGGCTGCTGAAACCCTCGAACCAGCCCGGCAGTGACGTGCGGATGGTGGATGCCGAGTTCACCGTGGCTGAGGGCCCGTTTGCACAGCGCAAGTTTTGGCAGAACTTCACGGTCCAAGGTGGCAAGCTCGACGAGCAAGGCCAATCAATCGGCTGGAAAATCTCCAAAAGCCAGTTTCGGGCGATGATCGACAGCGCGCTGGGGCTGAACCCCGAGGATATGAGCGAGGCGGCGAAAGCCAAGCGCATGTTGCGCGGCCTCGCTGATCTTGATGGCATCACGTTTGTGGCCAAGATCCAAATCGAGCCAAACCGTAACCCGGCCTACAAGGACGCCAACAAGCTCGACCATGTGGTCCTGCCCACCGCGCCTGAATGGCAAAAGGTCATGGCAGGCGAGGTGGTCCCGGCGCAGCCCTCGAACCGTCCACGCCCGGCAGCAGTTGCGCCAGCGTCAGCGGCACCTGCCTGGGGGCAATCGCTGCCCGCCAGTACGCCCGCGACGCCAGCATGGTCGGCACCCGCAACCCAACCCGCTGCACAGACAACGCCAGCCCCCGCAGCCACCAACCCAGCCGGTGGCCCGGCATGGCTGAACCCATGAGCCCGGATGAATGGCAGGCGCATGTCACAAGGCAAGCGGCCGTCGCAATGGGGCGTTGGCTGGAAGCGCGGGGGCGGCTTGACCGCCCCATCGCCACCCTCACGCGAAAGGATCTCGAATGCATGGCGTCAAACGCGATCAGCCGCTTCATCGGCCTGGCCTCGCAGCGGCGGACTCAAGGACCCGATCCAGCGGAACGGGAAAAGCTGGACGACCTGCTCATGGGGTGAGCCGCGCCGACCTCGCCCGCCGTGTTCCCTGCGCGCTCTGCGGCAGGGAAGCCAGCGGCTTCGGCTACTGTCACTTGCTGCGATGGGATCGCCATCCCTATCACCGCTTCTGCTCGATGGCCTGCCTCACGGCGGGCTCGGTCAACGCAAAAAGGAACCACGGAATGATCGACAAGACTGACATGGAAACCCGCGCGATCTTTGAGGCGCGCCGAGAATTCGCGGAGGCGCTGACAGAGATGGGGCTGATGGAGGCTTTCTTCGATCGCTCGGCTGAGGACATCGACTGCCTGATCGAGGCCTGCGTCGAGGGCTTTCAGGCCTCGATGCGCCGCCAGTCTGATGCCGGCGCAGTCCCTTTTTGATCGGAGAACGCCATGCTCGACCTCAACCATAATTCTGGGTTTGTCTACGGACGTGCGGCTATGGACCCGCAGCCCCTCGGGGCGCGGATCAATGCCTATATCGATAAGGCCCTTGTTACGGAGCGTGATAGCCAACGCCCGCGCGACTATCTTGGAGCCAGCCGCATTGGCGAAGCCTGTGCGCGCCGGCTCGTCTATGAATTCACCAAGACGCCGGTGGATCCGGGGAAAGAGTTTGAAGGCCGCATCCTGCGCATCTTCGAGGCGGGCCATGTCTTTGAGGATCTGGCCATCCGCTGGCTGCGTGCGGCGGGGTTTGATCTGCGTACTGAAAAGCGCGATGGCGGGCAGTTCGGCTTCGAGACCGCAGGTGGCCGCATCCGTGGTCATGTCGATGGCGTCATCGTTGGCGGCCCCAATCTTGAAATTCCATGGCCGGTGCTTTGGGAGCACAAGGCGCTGAAGGCGTCGAGCTGGAATGACACGGTCAAGAAGGGTGTGCAGGTATCCAAGCCGGTCTATTACGGCCAGTTGCAGATCTACATGGCCTATATGGAGC